GTTGAGTTTTGTCTCCATTTCATCAAGTTTTTCTACCATGCTCTCAAGCACATCATATTTATCTTCAGGGATTGATACATAATGTTCTTCAAAAAGACCTCTCATTCCTTGGAGGAATGATTCGGTCATTTCGGTCTTAAGACCTTGCTCAATAACGAGTGCATTTTCTTGCATCCACTCGTCAGCAACATACTCTAAGTATGCATCTACACGCTCAGAAAGTTCGGATTTGATTTCCTCTACTTCCTCAGCAAGAGCAGTTGCATACTGCTCCTCAAGTGCTTCCTTAATATCGGAAACCTTTGAGCGAAGAGCAGCTTCGAAAATAGTTCTTGCTTTTTCTTGGAACTCTTCAGAGAGATCTTCGCCAGCAAGGAGAGCATTAACATCTTCTTCGATGCTAAACTCTTCTTCCATTTCCTCTTCTTCGTCCTCGTCCTCTTCTTCTTCCTTTTTACCTTTTTTGCCGCCCTCTTCTTCGTCTTCGTCTTCGTGCTTAGCTTCTACGATTTCCTCTTCCTCTTCGGTTTCTTCCAGGAGTTCTTCATCTTCATCATACTCAGCGTCTTCTTTCTTGAGACCCTTCATGGCATCAGCAGCACCGGCACCTTTGTTTACGACATCCTTAACTTGCTTAAGGGTTCCACCTGGGGTTTTTAGTTTTGCAGAATCATCATCGGGACGATAGTTTGATGGATCTGGTCCACCAAGATCTTCCCATCCACCGGTTTGACCAGCAACGGCTCCTGCCGCTAGTTTTGGCATCGCTTCCGCTGCTTTTGCATTAGCATTAACAGCGGTTTTGGATTGCTTAGTGCCTACTTCCATTTCTTGTAAATCTCCACGAGACATTTGAACTCTCCGTTTAACCTTAGTTATAAACTATATTTATTTATAAATTTATAAATTACAATGAGTTTAAAAACTCATTAAACAAGGATAACTTGTAATTTTCAAGAATACCTTGATCTACCAAGTTATTTATTTTAGTTTTTGCACCCTCTGCAAATTTTTCTCTTAGGATTCCACCATCCCAAATCCACTCCTTGCCTTCCATGATTCCTTGAACAAAAGCGTCGGGTGCAGAAGGATCGGCAACGATATCTGCAGCAGTGGCAAGCATAAAATCTTCACCAACTTCTGAGTATCCTTCTGTATTTTGTCTTACGGATCCAATACCACGAGAAGAAACGCCAAGAGTAACGCCTTCTTTAAGAAGCGACTCTGCAATTTTTCCCATTGGAGTAGAAAGAATCTGTGCTTTACCGATGAAGTTGTTTCCTTCACGATGAAGTGAAACGATCTTGTGGGAAACACGATCAAGGTTCACAGTTGGACCATCGGGGTGTCCAAGTTCTCCAAGAGCACGACCTTTATCTACATACTGTTCGGTATAACGCTTCACCTCTCGTTCCATGACCGGCATACGATACATTCTGCCGTTACGGTTAACGACTTCAGTTTGGAGGAAAGGACCTTGGATATAAAGAGTCTTCTTACCGTTGATAGTTTCGGTAAGAACTTCTACTGCTTCTATTTCTTCAGTAATAAGTTTCATCTTAAGCGTCTCCGGAGATTTGAACTTGCTGATAATATAATGCTCCTGCTCCAGTGCCGTATGCAGAAACTTTATTTGAGTTGATTATATTTGCATCTGTTGAAGAGAATGCAGTCACTATTCCGCTTGAGTTATAGTTAACAGTCATTCTCGTTTGATAATAACCATTCACTCCCGCAGATGAATCTACAGATTGAACTCTTTGATGTGCGAAATCATAGTATGATTGACCACTCACTGTCAGTGAAACATAATCGCCAACGCCAAAAGGAACTTGTGTTCCCTCTGGAACAGTGATAGTGGTTGTTGTGCCTGTGGTAACTCCAACAACTCTATTGGATGCTCTAGTCAAAGCTAAAGTTTCTGTTCCGCCGGCGGGAACATAATAATCAGTAGTTGTTGCCGAAGGAGTTCCTCCAATAGCAATATATGCAGATCCTCCTACAGCAACCACTCTCAAAACACTAGATTGTACCGAAAATGCAGATGATGTTGTTGCAGCACCTGCTGTAAATGTGAATGAGGATCCAGCCCCAACTGGTCTATGAGCCATTATTTTATTAGATACACTTTTAGTTATTTATTAATTAATAAATCTCCCGCCACTGAAGTGATGCCGCAACGTTTGCGCCAGCACCAACACTTGTTGATACTGTTCTCACAACAATCACATAAATTTCTGAATTTGTTGACTCTAGGTTTTGAACAATGATATTTTTCTTTGCTGTCGTGAGTGCTCCAGAAGCAACTGGAGATAGTGAGTTTTGGGATGATCCTGATGGTACATATCCAGAAGCAAACACATCTCCATCATTATATACTGTAGCATTGGTACAATATTCAACACCACTATTATTAGAAGCAGAAGTCCAAATAGTTCCACTACCCAAAGTAGTTAATCCAATATAAGCAGAACTCGGAAGTTTTACAATTTTATAAACAATACTATTTGTCTCTGCATAAAGAGAAATATTATTTAATCTAACTGATATTCTGTTTGGATATCCTTGGAAAGTATTTTTGAGACGAATCGCAACTAATGGAAGTTCTGTTCCTCCTGGAGTTGGAACTACTCTTGTAGTTTCCATTGTGTATGCAAAGTCAACGCCGCTTTCTACATAACCACCTTCACTTGCGACAGTTGAGCAAATTTGATCAAATGATGCTCCAATACCAACACCAGTGTTTCTTAACTCACAACGAACTGGTAGATTTGGATTTGAGATATAAACTTTTGGATTGTTGTTTGAATGGTAGAATTCGTGTGCAGTAATTAACTTTCCATCGTGAGCAAAACCACAACGAACTCTACCAACACCTAACCACTGAAAGTCAATAAATGCTAATTGAGTTTTTGTAAAGTCTATATTAAATCCAGAATCACCAGTTCCATCACATTTATCTTTATTCCACTGTGATCTTGGAATTCTTGTTTCTGTTGCAATACCGGATGTAAAGGTTCTGATGACCCAGTTATAAGTTCCTATTCCAGTATTAACTCCATCGGAAGTGCTTAATCCAACTTGCTCTAAGTAGATTCCGTCCCTATCATCAAAGTATCCAGTTCTTTTTGTTGCATTCTGTTGAGGTGCATAGAAATTAAAAGAACTAAAAATTAGTTGCGATTTTCCTGGTTGATAATGATGATAAAACTTTGTTTGGTGAATACAAAATGATGTGCTTCCAATACCAGTTTGAAGTCTTGCTGCCGCCTGGTTTACTAGATATGAAACTGTTGAACCAGCTCCTGATAAACCATCGAGAAAGTTGGTATCAATAGCATACAAGTGCTTGTAATCACCAAGAGTAAATGGTTCAGAAACTCTTGCTCTACCAAAAGCATCATACGAATTATTATCTGGATTAATTACTAACCCAGTACCTGTTTGTATTCCAATAGTACCCGTGACTGGAAACGGGTTTTGATAACTTATTACTTGCCCATCACTTGATGCAACGCCAACAACTTCAAATAAAGATCTTTCTTGATTCAGATAATCTTGAGTTTGAATATTCCACTGAGCCATTTATCAATCAATCCATTCTAATTTTGAAGGGTGATATCTTCTTGCGTTTTTGATGTTTAAGTTCTTTTCTTCTACTGGGTATATTTGTTGAACCACAGCACCGGGGTATTGATTTTGTAATTGCTCCCCAAGATCTCTTTTGGAGGGAACACCACTCTGTGTAGTCATTTCCATTCTATAAAGACTTCCATTCCAGAGTACATCTGCAACATATTCTTCACCAACAGACTGTGGTTCTTCCTGTGAAGAATTGATGTAAAGATTTCCGTTAAAGTCTCCAGAAATATTTACTGACTCAGAAATGAACTGCCTATAGGATTTCATTCTCCCTCTTCTGTTTCGCTATTGAACATTGTGCTAGCTACTGCTGGACGAAAATCATCAATTTTCTCAGCAGACTTATTAAAAAGTAGTTCTTTAATCTTGTCACTGATTTGTGATGGTGATTCATCAGCAGCGATCATATCTAAAAGGTCATCCATTGTAATACTTAAGTTAGTTTTTCTTTATTTATATCTCACCACCCTTGGGCATTTTCATTGGTTTAGTATCCATTTGGGCAACTCTAGCATTTACTTCAGTTGCCCCGCCGTTTGCTGCATTATCTAAGTTGGGTTCCATAACTGGTTGTCCCAAATCCATTCCTGGTTGTAGAGGCATTCCAGTCATTGGATCTACTGGTGCATTTGGATCTGGGATTATACCATCTTTAATTTCCTTCTTCATGATCTTATCTTGCTCCAAGATTTCTTCATCAGTTTGGCGAAGAATCTTGCGTCTCACATAGTCTTGAGAGAAATATTTGCCAATATAAGGTTCTGCAATCTGCACCATCCCTAATCTTTCATTAAAAAGTTCAGCATCTTTCAGTTCTGAGAAATGATTATCATAAAGATAATCAAACTGAATGTGCTCACTCATAATCTCCCAATCTTCAACCGATACAATATTTTTTAGAATCAGTTGAGTTCTCAGCATATCTAAGAACATATTGGAGAATCTCTTTCTTAGTCTTCCCACAAACTTAGTGAACTTAAGTTCATCTCTCAAGATTTCTGATGATCGACCTAGATTGAATCCACCTTCCCCATCCATTCTTGATGGTGGGACATTTAATGAACGATAAAGTTTTTTCTTGAAATATTCAATATCAGTAATCTCTCCAAGATTCTGACCACCAGGAAGTGTTGAGATTTCAGTTCCTCTACCACCTTCTCTTCTTGGCAGCCAGAAATCTTCAAGCATTGCCATGAACTTTTTATCATCACGAATTTCTCCGGTGCTTGCATCATATACTTGCTTGTTACGATATCGCATCATAACATCACGAAGATATTGTTCTGCCTTTACTTTTGGTAGATTGCCAACATCAATATAGAAAATCCTACGCTCAGGAGCACGAGACAATCTATAAATCACCAAGGAATCCTCAATCATTCTGAGTTGATTGAGTGATTTGATTGCTTTGTGAAGATACGATAGTGTTGAACCCTTATTTCTATCAACTAATCCAGAAGTGCAATATGTGATTGCATCTTTTGCAATTTTTATACCTTGACTTGCTCCAGTGGAAGTTGAAGTTCCAGTTGGATATCCAACTTTTGAGTTGTAAATAAAATACTCCTCAATCTCCGGAAAATCAAAATCCATTGGATTTTCAATTTGTCCCATTACAGGCGGTCTTCTGAAAGTATTGCCGTCTTTTTTCTTTTCTTTGCGAACATAACGCATTTTCATAGCGTCAATGTATCTCAACTCTTTAATACCTTCATGAGGATTTTTTAAGTCAATAACTTTGTGATAATAAATCCTACCATCAATATACCAGTTTCTATAGATTTCGTGACATTTTTTATCAAAATCTAGTAGATCTAAAATATGTTTAAACTCTTGTCTTATTTTCTTTTTCATGCCATCACTGGCACTTAAGTTATCTAGGTCAATAGTAATAGGACTATCATTACTGTCAGAAACAATCGCTTCATTTACAATATCTTCAATGGCACTATCACACTCTGGGTGAAGTGCCATTTCACGATATCTTTTGATTAACTCATATTCTGTTCTATAAACACCTTCAATATCAACATACGAACCAAAAAAACCACTACTCATGTAGTGATCTACCCCGTCCTCATTGTTAGGAGCGACGGGGGAGACAGCACTAGGAGATAATGGTTCAGTATCCTCTATTGAGAATCCAAATAACTTTGCCATAATTTATTGTTGATTTTATCTATTTATTACTTATTTGGAGTCGTGATTGATTCTTTTTTGAAGGACTGAACTTGGAACTCAACAGTAAATTCCTCAATAGTATCTGAAGAATCGTATGATAGATCAATAGCAGCAATGTTGGTTGGGAAAATACTTTCAAATGTATAAGTTGCAAGAACTACATTGTCAGTTCCTGTGTTGTCTTTGCTACTAGCAGTAGAACCTCTTCCAAGTTGATAAACAGTTGCATCTACCATGTATGCTGCTGGATTAGTTGCACCTAAGTTATTGCTTAGTTTGGAGATTTTCTCCATCCAATCTTCAAATGCACTTCTCAACTTAAATCCTTCATCATTAATGATAGTTACGGTCCAGGTATCAAAGGTTCTATCTCCAGCAACTTTAAAGATTCTTCCTCTAAAAGGAACATCAATTGCTGCAATGTTGGATGCTGGAAGAGCAGCTGCCTTACACATATATCTAAATCCATCTGGATCCCATCCGGTGATTCCATCTGGGAGTTTTGCTAGTTCAACCTCAAAAAGGTTGGGGCGTGCTCCACCACCAATTAATGCGGATTTAAAATCTGAAATTGTCTTGTTTGTTCTGGTTGTCATGATTAGTTTCCTCCTTTGTTGGCGTTATAAAGGGTAATTAAACTCTACCTACGACTTCTTCAAAGCTCACACCAGTTCTGGTTGCAACGAAGGTTAGGGTTACATAGTTGATAGACTTTGCAGGCTTCAAGAAGATGTCTGCTCTAAATTCATTGTTATCAATAACATCAGGAGTGTTGTTTGTGGTATCGCAAACAACCAGGAATCCGTAGAGACCTCTCTTTGCTTGAACATCACGAAGATATGGTTCAACAATATTTCTAAAGTTTGCTCTGGTCAGTTCATCATTCAACTCGAAGAGTTGTGCCTGTGCTGCTCTCTGAAGTGCTTGTTCAATGGTTAGGAACAAGCGACGAACATTGATTCTATCAAAGGCAGAAGCATATCCTAAAGCAGTCTTATCACCAAAGAGAAGTGTTCCTATTCCAGGTTGAGTAACGATTGCGTTAATTCTTTGTGGATAGAGTTGATCTCTTTGTGCTTTATTTGGATTATATGCCAGTTTGATAGCATTATTGAGAATTCCACGCTGCTGACCCGCTGGCGAGAACCATGGATAAGCAACAATATTTGTACGGCACATCAGACCTGCCACATCAGCATTACATGGAATGTAAACAAACTTGTTATTAAATCTATCATAAGTGTACTTATATCCACTATCAAACACTGCATATGATGAAGATGATAGTGAACTGAAATATTTGATAAGATTATT